CAGTGGTTACAAGCTCTGTGGGCTTTGGGTTTAATTAAAACCGAGGCCCGTAACTTCATTCTAGGCATTCTCATTTACCTAATTTTCCAGAGAAAGACCGGAACAGTCACCACCTCCCTTGGGAACCTAATTATTAACATGATTGCTACAGCTATTGCTTATAAACTCCTAGAGACCGGGTTTATTGCGGTCTACTACGTAGGCGATGACTCCTTCTTGTTTATACTAAAATTACCCGACGCCGTGAGAGCTACTGCTGATCTTGCTCTTTATTTTAATCTACTGGGTAAAGTCATATACGGGATGGGTAACTATTTTTGTAGTAGTTTTATGGTGCATGATGGTTATAAATGGTTAGTTTATCCTGATCCATATAAGAAGATTGAACGCCTGTCCTACCCCATTAACCTGCAAGAACGCGAAACTCTCCAAGACCGTTGGATCAGCTTCCGGGACAACTGCCATAACTACTCGAATGCCCTTGGATGCGAGGAGTTGGCTAGACAATGCGCTCTTCGTTATCCCGGAGGTCAGATTCGTAATGCCTGCCGAGGCATAGCAACATTGCTTGAGAGTTTCCCCGCCTTCTGCTCCACCTATCACGCAGGTCCTAGCGCGAAAAGGTAAAAATTCGGAGGCCCGCTGTCAGGCTTGCCCCTAGACCAGCTTAACCCAGTCACTCTTATTATTTTTAAATCGAACCCTACGTAGCACTTTTTGTATAGCAATAATAATAACAATATAATAATAGCAATAATAATAATAATAATAATTCTAGGAAACACACTTATAACATTAACGATAAACCTGACATTGACACCTACTATGTCCACCGGCCTATCTGTCATCCCTCGATCACAATACATATATATATATTACCTCGTCGGGGACGACGCGTATATAATTAAAGTGCTTGTTCTAACCACTTCAACAGTAGATTGATTCTACTACTGGGCTAATAACATCCCCTAGTAGCACTTAAAGTATACACAATATGGAAAATAACACTAACAGCACCATTCAGACCCCACTCGGAACAGTATTAGTCGTAGACACTAAGCCAGCCCCCGCTATCTTGGCTAACAAACATGTACCCAACAAACCACGTATAGTCATTCCATCCTCACCGTCAGTACATGCTGTGGTATATCAGTCAGCCCTAACCCTGGATTCGCTCGCATTCATGATACATCGGCTTAAGTCTTCGGATCCTAACGACGCTTTACTCAGCCAAGTCCACCAAAAAGTTGAGGATTTAGCCGCTTTGTTACATAACATGGCTCACTCGGATGTCCTACCTCCCACGGCCCAGCTTGAGACTATGGCTCGCATGGTCCAGCATTCTTGGAGAGATACGGCCCCTAAGACCTGCCTATCCAACGCCTACGCGCATTTCAATCTCGACCCACCGGCCCTTGATATCACCGCTACTGGTGCGGATCATACGCCCGTTTGGACTGTTGGGGTCCCAGCGCTCTACTCTGCAAAACCGACGGTTTTTCACTCACGCTCCAAACGCGCAGCCGAAAATTTAGCGTACGCTTATATGTGTCACCATCTTGTAAAGGAAAA